CTGACAATAATCCATATGATAGAAACAACTTAATTCCTTCCGTTTATTCTGAATCATCTTCAATTCTAAACGTTGATACATTTAGTCTCCAGTCTGAAGATTTCCCGCAATATGGAGGTTATATTGCACCAGGTATGAAACTGGTTGGCAATACTAGTGGTGCTCAAGCAAGAGTGACAAATGTAAGATTACTGACAGATGGTGTTGGTACTTTAATAGGATCATTTAGAGTTCCTGATAGTTCTAACACTTCAAATCCAGTATTCGAAACTGGAAGATCTATATTCAGACTTACGAGTAGTAACATTAATAGTTTGGTTGAAGGAACAACTACAACGGCAGGTGAAGGAACTTTCTATTCACAAGGAGATGTTGATACAACTCAAGAGACAACATTGTCATTGAAAAATGCATCAGTAGATGTACAAGACTTTAGTCAAACAAATCAAATTGGTGATACTTTCACATCAAATACAATTTCTATTGAAAGTGGTTTTGATGTTGTTACTAATATTGAACAAGAGATTACAAATATTACAAACATTACAAACGTAACTAATGTAACTAATGTAACCAATAATAATACAACTAATATAACTAATAATGTTGTTGGTGGACAGACAGACCCACTCGCTCAGACATTCTTCGTTGATGATCCTACAGGAATATTTGTAACGAAGGTTGACATATACTTCCAAGCAAAAGATACAACTATTCCAGCAACTTTCCAACTTAGAGAAGTAAGTCTTGGTACTCCAACATCAAAAGTCTTACCATTCTCCGAAATTGATATTGATCCAAAAAATGTAACTGTAAGTGATGATGCTTCTGTACCATACACTGTTACACTCAAATCACCAGTATATCTGAATGGTCAAACAGAATATGCGATTGTTCTTCTTTCACACTCAACAGAGTGGAAAGTTTGGATTAGTAGAATGGGAGAAGCTGATATTCAAACAGCTTCTCAAGAGTCTGGACAAATTTTGGTTACAGAACAACCACTTCTTGGATCTCTGTTCAAGTCACAAAATGCTACCGCATGGACTCCAAGTCAATATGAAGACTTGAAATTCGAGATTTACAGAGCGAACTTTAAACAGACTGGTACTTTCCAGATGTTTAACCCAACACTCCCATCTTCTCTCGAAAAACTTGATCCAAATGGATTGATTATCAATTCGAGACAGATTAGAGTTGGTTTGGGAACAACTGTAAATGACACTGGTTTGACTGTAGGAAATACCATATCTCAGGCAAACAATTCAGCAACAGGAACACTTGTTGCATTTGCTGGTTCTGCTACATCCAATCTCTCAATCACAAATGCAGGTGTTGGATATACACCTTCTGCTGGTCACTTTACATATACTGGAGTCGCGTTAACATCGATCACAGGGTCAGGTATCAATGCTACAGCTGATATAACCATTGCTGGAGGAGTCGCTCTTGGTGCAACGATTAGTAATGGTGGTACTGGTTACGTTGTTGGTGACGTTTTGACTCCAATTTCAGTTGGAAGTGAAAATCTTGGTTCTGGAATTCAACTTTCAGTAAGCACAATTCTTGGAAATAATGAACTGGTTATCAACAATGTACAAGGTGATTTTGACACATTGAATAGTCTGTTCTATATCAACAATTCTGGTATTTCTACAGAACTCAATTTTGGTGTTGGTGGAGGAGTAAATCCACAAAATCCAATTTACATTGATAACCCAGGAACCTACATTAAAGTATTCCAGAGAAATCATGGAATGTACTCTAATGTCAATAGAGTAGTAATTGATGGTGTTAAGAGTGATATTAAAGCAGCATCACTTGCTGTTGAATATCCATTTGATTCAACTTCCTTTATTACATTGAATGATGCTGCAACAAACTTTGCAACATTTGAAAATCTTGGTGTTGGAAATACAAATACTGGTTACATCAAAGTTGGTAATGAAATTATTGGTTATTCTGGAATCAACGGTAGAACACTGACTGGTATTACTAGAGGTGTTGACAATACAACTCCAGAAACTCACTCTGCAGGTGAACTTGTTTACAAGTATCAATTAAATGGTGTATCTCTGAGAAGAATCAATACTTCACACCAACTTGCAAATGTTATTTCATCTGACATTACTGATCCAATTGGTTTAGATTACTATTATGTCAGAATCTTGATGAATACAAATGGAGTTAATAGAGCTCCTGGAAATGTTGATGGTTATACTACACTCTACTTTAATGAAGATAAAGTTGCTGGAGGACCAAATGCAAGGTCAACTTACAACTTACCATTCTCATTGATGACACCTAAGATCACTACAATTACACCAACAGGAACTAATATTATTACTCAAGCAAGAACAATATCTGCTTCTAGTATCTCTGGCACCCAACAATCATTTGTTGATGAGGGTTATCAACAGGTAACACTGTTTGATAAAAATTACTTTGATTCACAGAGAATGATTGCATCTAGAGTAAATGAATCAAACCTTCTTGATAGTGAATTATTTGCTGGTCAAAAATCATTCTCAATGATTATGAGTCTCGTTTCATCAGATTCAAGACTCAGCCCAATGGTTGACTTAGATAATGCTTCAGTTGTCTACACTATGAATAGAGTTAATCGACCAGTTACAAATTATGCAACTGACTTTAGAGTAAATGGTACTCAAGATGATCCAAATAGATTCTTCTATGTAAGTAAGAATGTTGTGTTGGAAAATCCCGCAACTTCACTTCAGGTTATTCTTGATGCTTATATTAGTAACTACAATGATGTAAGAGTATTCTATGCTTTAAATCAAGATGCAAAACCAAATGAGACGATATTCATTCCTTTCCCAGGATATTCGAATGTAAATAGTTCTGGTTCGATCATCAATATTGCAAATAATGACGGAACTCCAGATTCTAAGGTTCAAAAAGTTGATTCTTATCAACCAGAACCTTCTGTCAACCTTTATAAGGAATTGAAGTTTACTATTGATGATGCTGTTCCATTCAAGTCATTTAGAATTAAGATTATTGGAACATCGACAGATCAGTCAAATGTTCCACTGATTAGAAACCTTAGAGGTATTGCTTTAGCATAAAATGAGTCATTACATTCCAGTTGAAGGTCAAGATGGTCTTTATCGGGATACCAGAACTGGTGCCATTGTAAATAAAAACTATCTTGAATTTCAATCATACATGAAACAAAGAGAAAAATTGAATAGTGAAAAAGAACGAATTGATTCAATTCAAAATGAAGTTATTGGATTGAAAAATGATGTTACAGACATAAAATCCATGTTGCACAACATCACAAATATATTAAATCCCAAAACATAAATAGTCATAATAGACAAAATCCATATAAATGGCTCAGCCCACTTCTAGACAAGGACTGATTGATTATTGTTTGAGGCAATTGGGTGCTCCCGTATTGGAAGTCAATGTTGCTGACGAACAAATTCAAGATTTGGTTGATGATGCTTTACAGTTCTTTAACGAAAGACATTTTGATGGTGTCGCACAGGTTTATCTAAAATATCAAGTCACTCAAGCTGATATTGATAGAGGAAGAGCTAGACCTCCTGGAGCATCTCAAAATGAATCAGGTACTACTGGTATTGCAACTACAACAGCAACAACAAATATCGTAGGAACTGCAACAACTTTCAGTTTTTATGAGAATAGTAACTATATTCAAGTACCACCTTCCATTATTGGAATTAATAAAGTCTTTCAATATGATGATGCTCAGTCTGTGAGTTCATCTAACATGTTTAGTTTTAAATATCAACTCTTCTTGAATGATGTTTATTATTGGGGAAGTACTGATCTTTTATCATACTCAATGGCTATGACCTACCTTGAGACTATGAACTTCTTGTTGAATACCCATAAACAGATTAGATTTAATCAAAGACAAGATCGTATGTATCTTGATGTTGATTGGGATCAATTAAGAGCAGGTGAATTTTTGATTATTGATTGTTGGAGAGCAATGGATCCAAACGATTATTCTAGAGTTTGGAATGATTCATTCTTGAAAAAATACCTAACTGCTCTTATCAAAAAGCAATGGGGTCAAAATTTAATTAAGTTCCAAGGTGTAAAACTACCAGGTGGAATAGAATTTAATGGTAGACAAATTTATGATGATGCTCAAGCCGATCTTGATAAGATTATGGAACAAATGCAGAGTACATATGAAATTCCACCTTTGGATCTTATAGGTTAATGTCATATGCTAAATCCATTCTTCCTTAATGGTTCAAACTCTGAACAAAACTTAGTTCAAGACCTCATCAATGAACAGTTGAGGATGTATGGTGTTGAGGTATATTATCTTCCAAGAAAATATGCAACAAAAAATACTGTTATAAAGGAAGTAATTCAATCAAACTTCCAAAATGCATATCCAATTGAGGCATATGTAGATAATTATGAGGGATATGGTGGTCAAGGAACCATATTATCCAAATTTGGTATTGAAAATAGAGATGATTTACAATTAATCATATCAAAAGAAAGATTTGAAAATTATATTTCACCATTAACGGAAAATCTTCCAAATATAGAACTTTCATCAAGACCAAAAGAAGGAGATTTGATCTATTTTCCTCTTGGTGATAGGTTATTCGAAATTAAATTCGTTGAGCACGAACAACCATTCTACCAACTCAGAAAAACATATGTCTATGAGTTGAGATGTGAACTCTTTAGATACGAAGATGAGGTCATTGATACTGGTGTAGATGATATCGATGACGAAATTGCACAAATTGGTTATATACAAACATTAACATTAGTAGGATCTGGTACTACAGCAACAGCTACTGCAAGTATTTGTAAGTCTGGTGCTGTTAAACGAATATACCTATCAAATATGGGTAGAAACTATGATAGAGTACCTATTGTAGGATTCTCTTCTGCACCATCTAATGGCACTACTGCAGTTGGTATTGCTTCATTGTCATTCGAATATCCAAATTGTACTGGTAAAGCAGGAAGAATACCTGCAATTTTACTAACAAATGCAGGATGTGGATATACTGTTGCACCATGGATTACTGTTAGTGGTGGTGGAGGTTCTGGTTTTGCAGCAACAACAGGAATAAGCCAAAATGGATCAATTCAAGAAATAACCATTACTAGTGGTGGTAGTGGATATACTGAAGCTCCAAATGTTTCTGTTGGAAAATCGGCAGGTTACTACCCAACATTTGATAATACAACATTTAGTTTCGATTCTAATCAATATACATGGGATTCAGAATATCCTTCTCCAACTGAAGATGCTGTTGCAATATCAACTATCAGTAGTGCGGGTATTGTTACAGGAATTTATATTCTTGATGGTGGAGATGGATTTGATACTGAACCAATAATTACTATTGATCCACCTAAAACACTGTCCGAAACAGGTATCGGTACAGGATCATACACATTTAATGAAATTGTAACTGGTCAAACATCAGGTGTAACAGCAAGAGTAAAGGAATGGAATGCTGTAACAAATAAATTAGAGATATCTATTGTTAGTGGATCTTTTGTAGAAGGTGAGTCTATTGTTGGATCAGAATCTGGTGCTAAATTCATAATTAGTTCTTTAGATACAGATGATTTAGTAACACCATTTGCCGATAATGATAATATTGAAACAGAAGCAGATCAAATTATAGATTTCAGCACAACCAATCCATTTGGAATGCCATAATACAAACTTAGTTAAATAGTAAGTATATAGTGTTCTCAGAATAATGTTTGAATATTTTTATAACGAGATCTTCAGATCTGTAATTATCGGATTTGGTTCTTTGTTCAATGGAATTCAAATAAAAAAGAAGGATGAAAGTGATAATACTTTTAGTGTTATCAAAGTTCCTCTTGCTTATGGACCAACACAAAAGTTTTTGGCAAGACTTGAACAAAATCCAGATCTTAATCACCCAACTCAAATAACACTTCCAAGAATGTCATTTGAGTTGGTGGACATGAGGTATGATCCGTCTAGAAAGTCAACTCAAACTCAACAGATGGTCGTTACCAAAGAAGACGGTACTTCTGAGAAAAAGGCTTATTTACCAGTTCCTTATAATTTGTCATTTACTTTGTCAATTTACACAAAGTTGAATGATGATATGCTTCAAATTATTGAACAAATCGTTCCATATTTTCAACCATCATACACCATTCCAATCAAGTTTTTGGGTGATTATGAAGAGGTTCAAAATGTAGCTATATCTCTCGATAACATCTCAATGACAGATGAATATGAGGGTAATTTTGATACCAGAAGAGCACTAATATACACATTATCGTTTACAGCAAAAACATTTGTATACGGTCCTCTCAAAGATGTTTCTGGAGATATCATCAAAAAGGTTACTGTTGGTTATATTGCTGGAAGCAAGTCAAATTCTTACGAAAGAGATCTTACATATCAAGTCACACCAAGAGCAATTAAAGACTATGATGGTGTAGTTGCCACACTCTTGGCTGAAAATGTTGATATGGTTGAAAATGTTATTGAGGTTGATGATGGAACCACTATCACCAAAGGAACATATATTTACATTGGTCAGGAAGAGATGTATGTTGAAGCAGTCACAGGTAATAAGTTGACTGTAAGAAGAGCACAAGACAAAACACCAATTCAAAATCATGTACTTGGCTCCAAAGTATACAATATCAACCAGACTGATAACAACATGATTCAAGTTGGAGATGATTTTGGGTTTGATGGCAATGTTTTCTGAGGATCTTATGGATAAGTATGATAAACTGAATGAAACATTTGATGTTCAACCAACAAAAGTTGAAGTGGAGGTACAAAAAAGTGATATCGAGAGTAAAATCGAAAAAGTCAGATCAAGTAGTGAGGACATTAAAAAGGATTACGAATATACAAGGGGTAATCTTTATTCGATCATTGAAAAGGGACAAGAAGCAATTAATGGTATCCTAGAACTTGCTCAAGAGAGTGAGATGCCTCGTGCATATGAAGTTGCTGGACAATTAATTAAAAATGTTTCTGATGCAACAGATAAGTTGATGGATCTTCAGAAAAAACTGAAAGATGTTAGTGAGGAAAAGGAATCGAAAGGACCAACTACAGTAAATAACGCATTATTTGTTGGATCAACTGCCGATTTACAAAAAATGCTTAAGAATGTCAGTAAAGACATAAATACTTAAAAAGATAAACAATGGCTGCCACTCCTGCTGTAAATATTGTTATTCCTCAGGGAGCTGATTTCAGTGAAGTTTTTACATCAACTGAAACAAATGGTACGGCTTCCAATCTTTCTGGTTATGTTGGAACTTCAAAAATAAAAAAATTTCCAGAATCCACTTCTTATGAGTCTTTTTCTGTAAGTGTAACTGGTTCTACTGGTGAAGTTTCTATTGCAATGACTGCCGGTAAAACAGTCAATTTAAAACCTGGAAGATATTACTATGATGTTGTATTGACATCTTCATCTGGTGCTGTATCAAGAATGGTTGAAGGAATGGCCTTAGTGACAGCTGGTATTACTACCTAAAAAGATGACTGTAATCAGAAAAGCATCTTCTGGATCAAGGATTAACAGATCAACACAAGAAAAACCAAGTGTCAGATCATTAAGACAACCATCTTCAATTTCTGAGATGGGTGATACTGATTTTGGTGGTTTGGATGAAAACGTTGACGGTTATTTTGTCACATATAACTCTACAACCAAAAAATTTGAACTCGTAGATGCAGATCAAATCTTAGAAAGAACTGTCGAAGATGATGATTTGCCAGATGAGTTTGTTAGACAACTTGAAACCGAATTGAATTTGGGAACTATTGCTGCCGAAGATATTGACGGAGGTTCATTCTAATGCCTGTAAGAATGTCAAGTCTATTTGATGTTTCTCCAAATAATGCTGATGATAAGTCATTACTAACTTATGACAATAGTGTAGGTGATTTCAAATTTAGAAATATTACTTCAGATCTCGTACTACAAAGATCATCTGCAGATGAAAATATATCGGATGAGTTTGTAACAAAGGTTGAACAAACTGTCGATAGAGATAAAATCGTTGTTGTATCATATGATGGTGGAAGTTTTTAATAAATAAGATTATATGTCAAACAAAATAAGAGAATGGCTGCACCTGTTATTCAACTAAAAAGAGGCCTTCTTGTCGATCTCCCTGGATTGAGGGCGGGTGAACCAGGTTTCACAACAGATAGTTTTGAT